GTAGGACATCGCTGGACACTGATATGGAGCGTGTTGTGCGCGAGTTCAGTTGTGCAGTAACTCCTGGTAGTATCAATCGCGGCAAAATGATGTTGTACATCTGGCTGAATCGCATTGTGAGAGACTGTCAATATTATACGTATGAAGAAGCATTGGATTTCATTTCTGAGTGGGAGAGCTCCCCTGGTTGGCCTTATACTCAAATGGGCTACCACACTCGCTCCTCGGTTGTGGAAAAATTAAATCTTGAATCACTCGTGCGCGAATTTCAAGAAAGTGGTAAACATGGTCTCTGGACAGGCTGCCTTAAAGAGGAGGTCTTGAAAAGAGCAAAATACGAAAGAGGAATGATTCGATTCTTTGCGTGTTGTCCTATACATGTTCAAATAACATTGCTCCAGTTTTCCGCTGATCTTAATTTTCGCATTATGTATTTAAGCTCTCGTGCTCGGTTTCCAACTTTCGTTGGCGTTTCTCCGTTTGGCGGAGGTTGGAATCTCTTGTTTAGTCGGTTTAAAGGCTACAAACTAGTTTTTTCATTGGATGAAACATCTTGGGATATGACCTTACATCGTAATTTATTCCAAGCCATTTATGAGATACGCAACTCACTTCTTTGTGAGTGTAAGTCGGACTCGTATGTGCAATGGCTGGTTGATGAGGTTGTGTGCACCTATTTGGTATCTGATACTGGTGAAGTCTTTCGCAAATTTCAAGGAAATGCAAGTGGGTCTTCTAACACCATCATAGACAACTCATTGATTTTGTTAATGTTGTATCTTGAAGCCTACTTTCGTGTTTATCCACACGATTCTCTCACCGATTTTCTTGCTAATGTGCAATTGAATGTTATCGGTGATGATAATATTTGCGCCGTTTCTGAACAGAAGAGTGCCTTTGGTATGGATTCAGTAATGTTGGTTATGTGGGAATGGGGGATTCGACCTCGTGTTGAAAGTATTTCAGACAATATAGTCGGATCCCATTATGTTTCCAAAGATATCCGTGAATTCATCTACTGTGGAAATACCTATTTGGTACCCCTACCTACGAGAGTGCGTTTGTTGGCGCATTACATCTACTCTACCCCTGGTGACAATCTGCTAGCTAGTGCTATTAAGCTGAATAGTCTCATGTTGGAGTGTGTCTTCGACGATGAGCTATGGGCAATGTTCTATACTCTGCAATCATGGTATATTGCAGTTCAAACTCAAATGTATCGGTGGGAAACCGAGGATCAACCTGTGCAGAATTTCATTGCAAGCGTGTTTCCACGCGATTATGTTATTCGTATGCATCTAGGCCTCGAACTTAAATCGGTCAGCCGGTATAAATTTGAAGAGAGAGAACAATGTCGAAGCGAAATAATAAAGCTCCTAAAGTTACAGTAAATGTCACTCCGGCCGCGCAATCTAAAGGAGGCGCGCTTGAGAAGCTTGCTGGAAAAGCTATCGGTCTTGCTAAGAAGGTCCCTGTTATTGGACCCGTCTTGGATACAATTGATTCGGTGGCCTCATCGGTCTTGAGTTTTCTTGGGCTTGGTTCGTCTATATGCGAAATCCACTATCCTAGCGATGGTATCCCTCGTTTTAAGCTGCGTGATCCTTCTCAGCTTAAGCTTGGTACTTCTGTGCCTGAGGGCGGCATCATTGCTCGATATGAAATTAGTATTGGACCATCTGGTTCACGATCTCGATTGATTGGGTCATTATTTCAAAAAGTTGTCTATAAGAGTTTTGATGTTAGTGTGTTCCCCGCATCCTCTGCGGTATCGGATGGGCAGATAGCGTATGTCATGGTGACTGATCCTTTGGACAAATCCCTTGATACTATGTCCGCCGAAGAGCGCAAACATGCAATTCTTGAGAGACCGAGCGGGGTGAAAATCTCGCAAATCTGGCAACCAACACGTCTCCATTATGCGATGGGAGCTAAGGAGATGTACGTCAACAACGCTGATGATATAGAGCGATTTGTTTGTCCTGGTGTTTTATATATTGTTGCCTTGACACCCGTCGATGTTGCAAAACTCCCGACTGTTAAGGTGACGACGTCTATGCAATTCAAGCGTGCAACAACTCATTCAGCCCATACTACACTCTCTGCGCAAGTGGTTTATTCTGGAGATGCTACGGCTAATGGAAACATTGTCGCACCAAACACATCATGGGTGGAATTGGATACATGGGACACCACGCGTGTCGCCACAGTAAATTTCGCAAATGCGTTTGCTACCGGTGGATCACATACTGGTCCTGCTGTCCTTCTACGAGCAGGTGAATTTATATCAGTCACTACCACTGGATTGTACAACGATGTGGGATCTACTATTGGCGGTATGCTTGATGGAGTTTTTGTACTTCCGGCAAACCTTTTTGATGAGTCGATGCATTTCACAGATCAATCAACCTCAAAATACACTCAGCCTCTATCTCTCCATGACTGGGGTGTTGGTTCTGATGCGCATAAAATGAAGACATGGGAAGTAACCTATGTTGCAAAAGAGGACGTCTATGTAGCACCATCGTGGACTGGTGACTCAATTCCCCCTGGGGCCACGTCTACTTATAACTTTTCGCTACCTATTACAGTTGTCGTGGACACGCAGCATAACGCAGCAAGTTCGTTGCAATATGCCTCGTTGTTTAAACGCCACCTCGAAGAACGTAAAGAGG